AAAGCGCCTCTGACCGCCTCCTGACCCTGATCTATGAGTGAGTATAATTCCCCACGGGTATACTCATAGTCTTTAGTGCGATCATCCTTATCAACTTTAGGAGGTGTAGGTTTGCTGGGTTTACTTTCTACAACCTCAGCATCAATATTGAGAATATCCTCCATGTTCTCTTCTAAGCTCATAAGAACTCCATTCCTTCGTTAAATCCAAAGTCATCATCTGCTGTGACGAATGCATCATCAGCAGTGTCAATTTGACCATCCTGGTTGTAATCAACCGTTGCTTTTGGTGTGTAAGACAACTCAACGTGTCTCTTATTGACATTAAGATCACCAATGGTTTCAATAACACGTGCCTTACGGATAACATCTGCCTTGGTGTAAGGACCGTAGATGTAAGACTTAGCGGTAAACTGGAGTGTATATGTAATAGATCTTCTGGTTGTGAAGTCATCTTCCCAGTCGTCTTCCATGTTTACGCTATTAAGAACAAAAGCAACATCTCTAACCTCATCCATATCTGGGATGAATTTAATACTTACGTTGAGAGATGGTTGGAAGAAAGGTAAGATCTGTTCAAGAATTTGAAGACCATCATCCTGAGACTTGGCAATGATACCAACTTCAAAACCTAGGTTATATGGAACAGGAACGTACTGAGTTCTTACTTCATTCCCGTTATCATCAATAACAGTTTTGTATTTCTGTAGAGCAGAAGTTTTCCTTGCTCCATCATAATCAATACTGGTCATTTCAAAATAGATTCTTGGCAATGTAATTGCTATCTTTCTGCCATCAGAAGGATTGCCTTGAAGTCTATAGAGAAACTTTTGCTTAGGTCCATATGCAAGTGGAACCTTTTCAGTTTCAATCGTCTGACCGTCAATAGTCTTTTTCAGTTCAATGTTGTTGAACAGAGTACCAAATGTAATGACAGTTTTTCTTACTGCCTCGTTATAAAATTGTGTTCCTAACATCAGAAGCTACCTGTATAATTACCAAATTCACCAAAGGGATTCTTTTCACCCCAGTCAACAATGTCGTCAGCACCATCTTCTATTGCTTGATTCTGGTCAAACTCAGTGCTTGTGTTATTAATTGTGGAGAACGTTCCTAGTGTATATATCGCATTAGATTCAACGCCACGAATAAGGTCTCCATCAATAAAGTTTCCAGTGCGGTTCATAACCTCTAAGGTATATGTCACACCATTCCAATCAGCAACCTCAGCAATGGTAGCACTATCAAGATCATACATTGCTGCTCTTTGTCCACTGGTGCTGGTATCTTCGTATGCATTAATTACATACTGTAGGTTTGTTGTATCGTAATAGAAGAAACCAGGGACAGTAGTTGCATCAGTACCATTGTATGTGTACACGTAAGAAATACGAGTGTCCTCAAATTTCCAATAAAAATACTTTGTTTGTGTTGTAGTTGCAAAGTTTGGATCAAATCCACCAAGAGCAGTAACATTAATTACACTATTGGATGATGTCCAGTTTCTATTAGAACCTTGCTCAACAAATCCACCAATAACAACATGTTCGTCTTTAATAAAGTTAACTGCCTCTGGTGGTGCAGCAATAGAAACGACTGGTGGACTTGCTGGATTGTACCCAACTCCTCCACTAACAACTGATAGTGATACTACTCCACCGTCTTGGATGGTGGATTCAATAATACCACCAGTTCCTCCACCACCAGATAACGTTACAGTTGGTGCTGTGTTATATCCAGTACCAGCAAGAGTTACTGTTGCTCCAGTGATTGTACCACTTGCATCAACGCTAACTGTTCCAGTAGATTGTTGTCTGGTAGTAAGACCAAGATTAAGGGTGGTGATGTTGCTGAACTCTCTTTCAATATCGTCAACTTCGTCAAGTCCTGTGTCAAACTTGTCCGCACCTTGCTCGTAGAGCTCTGCAGTAAGAATATAAAAATACTGTTTCCCCAATTGGAAGAATGGTTGCTCCCTCTCAACATATTTGATTTCGTAAATATCTTCTGTTAGTGGGTAGTAAATGAGATCTCCCTCATTAGGTCTACCCTCTACTGATAGATTTAGTGCAGGATTAGCAGACTGCTCCCATCTCCTGCGTGATACTACAAAAGTAATCTCATCTGTAATCCTAAGTCCGAACTTACTTACAAACTCAGAACCAGCACCAAAACCCTCTACATTCACTAGCATCATTTCAATCATGTAACTCTGATTGAATTCAGATTGAATGACTTCTCCTAGAGTTTTATCCTTTAGACTTACTCTAGGTAGATAAAATACATCTGCACCAAACAGTTTGATCTGCTCATCCACAAGATCCTGTACGAGATTCTGTTCTGTTTTATTACCGCCATGTTGGGGAAAGTAAACCTTTTTCATCCGATCATGTCCATTGGGGGCAATTCAAATGTGCTAGATGATTTTGCCATCATCTCGGCAATCTCATTTACTGCATCTGTATATAACTCTCTACCGTTCATACTGACACCACCAGGAAGTTGGATGCCATTGAACTTAATCAAGTTTTGACCCCACTGTCTTTTAATCAGTGATGTGGTATATTTTTTGACAAAAGGATCATTATAAACTTGCGTAAAAGTATCTGGATCTAATGCTCTGTAACAATCAATGATGACATATACGTCTTCGTCAAGCATGTCCTTACCAACATCTAGATAAAGTCTATCTTGACGTTGGTTAAATCTAAACTCTACGAATGATCCGTTGTTTAGAACCATGTCAATAGTTTCCATCCACTGCTTAACCATGTAGTAGTTAAGCATGTCAAGGGAACCAACTGCATAGAGATCATTTAGAAATATCTGATACTCAATACCAAATAGGTTATTTCTGATGGCATTACTTGCAAGTCCAAAAACTTTAGAAATTCCCATGACGTGAGGTGGAATAGAGATGTATCTGTTTCTCTCTTCCCAAACATCACCATTGATTGTTGTGGTAGTATCTGAAGTTTCAAACTTAGTTTGGTCAGCAGCAGTAAACTCATGCTTGAGGTACATGCGCTCAACACCATCATAATGACGCTCTCTATAATATTGCAGAGCATCATCAATAGCGTCTTCAATTTGATCATCGTCTACGTTGATCTCCAGAACTGGGAACCCTAACTGTCTAAGACAATAGTCCCTTAGCTCGGTCCTACTGGCAGGCTGAGCCATACGATATACCTATAGTTTTCCTAATGGTATTTATCAATTGACGTGACCAGTCATTCCATTTAAGATCACATCAAAATCATACTGTCCGAAAAACTTAAAAGATTTTACAGAGTCTGGGAGAAATTCGTTTGCTCTTCTTTGTATATCTGTCCAAAAGGGGGTTTTGTGTTTTGAACCATGTTTGTAGTGAAAAGCAATAACGTTTAAGTAATCTTTTATATACTCTTTATATGACTGATTAATTTCAGAACGTTTTGATTCTGTGCCAATATGTGGAATATATTCCGAAATAAAATCGGAAAAGACACAATAATAATGAGTAGAGAATGCTTGCAATGGTTCAAAGAAGAACAAAGCATTTCCAATTAATGCTTGCCTATTTGATACAATAATATTTTCGGAATACCTAGGATTCCATTTTAGATAAGATTCAATCTCATAACCAAAGTTGTTAAGTATCTCTTCTGCATTTGAAATATTTCTGTTAAAAAGATATCCACATCTAGACTTATTATTCTCTGGATACGGAAGTTCAAATTGCCAACCGTTTTCTGTTGCTCTATGAACAGTTGTTGTAAATGCTGTGTGTGGATTTTTTGTAAACGTAATCCCTGTATTTACAGTTTCAAATGGGGAGGAGATGTATGTTGTTAAATCTTCGGACCATCCAGAAGCATGAACAACAAAATCAAATTGTTTCCCATTTACAGTTACGCCACTTTCTGTCTCAACAACTTTATCAACTTTTTCATCTACAAATTTACACACTTTAGTTTTTTCATAAACACCGCTGACGTGTTTATTAAAATCTTTTGTGTAAAAATGAAATGCCAAATCATTAGAATTGAATGGATGATCAAACGTATCAGATTTACCCCAATCAAAAAACCTTACTCCAGTTTTATATGAAGCAATGTTTTTTCTCACCAAGGATTCAATGAAGATTCCTACTGGTGCCAATTGTTTTTGAACTGTTGGAACTGTTGATTCTCCAACGCCTAACTCTGGTTTATTGGAATCAAAGTATATTGTTACATCACAACCATTCCGTATTAGAGAAGGAATTAAAAGCAACGAAGCAGTCCCTTTTCCAATTACAGCAATTTTTGTTTCAAATGATGGAGTTACAACTGGTACAGTATCAAGTAATTTTTTTAAACTCTCAAAATCTTCATATTCAAACATACTATATTATCTCAATTCTGCTTTGAAAAGAATATTCAAACAAGACCTATGAGTATTCTTATTTGGTGTAGTACCGCTATGTCTCCAATGAGATGGGAAAATACAAGCATTCCCCGCAACATGGGGAACTAAAATCTCTTCTACAGTTCCATCTTCATTTGGTTTCCAAACAATAGTTCCTTTCCCAGGATTGTCATTTAAGTAATAAATGATACTCCAATGATTTGGTTCATTGATATCTGTGTGGGGAACTCCTACAGAACTATCATGGTAGTAATTCCAAAAATATCTTACCGTTGTTATATTAAAAAATGCCTCGTAACTAGTATATCCATTTTTTACAATACACTTATTAAGTATCAACTTCTTAATTAGATCTCCATAAAAATTCAAATCATTCATGGTAGGATCACCTTGATCTGAATCTGTTCTTATTCTTTCACTTTCTATTCTGATAGAGTTACTCTTAAGATTTCTGTATGAACAAATAATCATACCTGCATCACATCCACCATGTGTCAACTGAAATATATCAATTGGTAGGTTATCTGAAACAACAGTCCATCTTGGATGACTCATTAGTACAGAATGCATCTCACTATTAATGTCTAGAGGTAAGACATTTTCAAATATATTGATATCGTTAGGGTTAAACATAATTAATTCAAGTATCGTATGTCCAGCAATATGAAAAAGTTATCCTAGATCCAAAAATTTTTGGTTTATGATAAGTCTTTCTAGGTATGTAAATAGCGTCTCCAGGATTTATAGTGTATTTTTTACCATCGTCAAATTCATATTCCACTTCCCCCAATCCTCCAACAATCAAAACACTCATTGGATCATCATGTCTGCTTAACAAAGTTGATCTAGTTGATAGTGAGCAGTATGTGTGGCACTGATTAATTTTAAATTTCTCTTTTGCTTCCAGAAATAATTTTTTTAATTCATCTGGATATGATTTTACGGAATGTAAAACAAACCCATACATCCACTGCTGAGTTTCTGGTGGAATTTCAAACCGCACTTCTTCATTTACTGGAAGATATTGTCGGTTATATGTTGCAAGGGTATTTGCTTTCGGATCTAAGATCCTTACATGTCCTCTATCTAAATCTTTATCTATTATTGGAATAATAGAATCCCATGAAACACCCGCATGAGATTCCAATACATTTCTAAAAACTTTAACCTTGTCTCCATATAACTCTACAGGATCTATGGAACCAAACATCGTTTGACGCCATTTTAAGTTATTTGGAGAAGATTCTTGTTCGTTATGGTTTAGTTCTACTGTAGAATTATAAAAATTATCAATATCAATCATACTAAAATTTACATGATATTATTGTCCTTGTCCAAACCAAGCAACATGTCCACAACTATAATTACCACCATTGGCAGTTCTATTGCCATCGCCATCATAATTAAAAGTATAAGTGGAGTTTCCACCAGAGGTACAAGAACAACTAGTTAAATATGCTCCACTACCATCATGATAGTAACCGTCAAATCTAAATGCAACAGTAAAATTAGTTGTAATAGAACTAAAATCAAAACTCCATGACTGACATTGAGTATCAATTCTACCTCCACCTGGGTATGCCATTGTGGTATCAGTTTGTGAATATCCACTTTGTCCCATATCAACCCAACTGCCACCATTAATTCTATAGTACATTCTAATGTGGTGACCACCCCAGTTTCCATTATCATTTCTTTGGGGCATATACATCCAAACTTGACCCATCGCTCTTGGTGGAGTCTTCCAGTCTGGAGTGGTCATCAATTCAACTTGACCACTACCGATACCAGTTCCCGAAGTATCAGTATGATTGTACATGAATGGGGCGGTTGACTGAGTATTTGTACCGTCAGTAAAACCGTCTGCTGTTAGAGTGAATGCCACTTGTTACTATCTCCTGTAGATCAACCCTTTGGATAGGTATCTTTTACTTCTTTAATTAAACGGAAAAATTCTCCTGATGAATCTGCGGTTCCATTTTCCATATCATGGAAAAGAGCATCTAGTTGCTCTCCAATACCAGGGTATTCAAATTTTCTTTTTAGTCTAGTTACTTCAGTTGCTTCATATGCCGCAAATTGTTCTTGATACTTTGCGAGAAGTTCTTCTTTAGTAAAAGGCATATCATATGCTAATGGAGTATTTGGGTCATCTCCATAAGCAGGATTATACTCAAAGTCATCCACCGATGTGATTCCTGGTTCTCCAGGAAAATTATCAAGAGCACCTCTTTCTGTAAAAGATCCAATAAAATTTGGATCTAACATTTCGGCGCACTCAAGTAGACAAGGTGGCATAAAAGATACCCTTACTGATCTATTCAGGTTCTCATCAGTTCCTCTAAGTGCCATCGGTAATTATCCTAATGTAATAACGTTTCTTTGTTTATTTATAATCAAGCAGCAGTAGTGCCGAATCCCCAAACAATAATTTGTTTGTACATACTATTCTGCTGGTTTAATGCAGTGTAAGTAGTATTATTGTCACCACCACTTAAACCACATGAAGTATTAACCTGACCACCTGAATTATACTGGGTTGATGCAGTTCTCAATTGTAGAGTGAAGTCTGAGGTAATTGAGTTGAAATCAAATACACAGAAATCCGCATGGTTGGAAATTGGATATCCACTGGTCATCATTCTACAAACAAATCCAGCACGTCCTACACTAGTAAAACTTCCACCATTTACTGAATAGAGAAGATCTTCATACATTCCACCCCAAGCATTGGTGTCTCCTCTAGTTGGAGTATTTGTGTAAACAAACACTTTTGCCCTTGCAGGCAAATTCATGGTTCCTGTGTCTTGAGTATTAGTCCAACCACTACCATAACCAACGCCATTGGTCATGGTAAATCTGTAATGAAACCATCCACTATTTTGGAGGTTTTCACCAGCAGAGGCTCCATGTCCTCCACCAAATTGAATTCCGTCTGGTCTTAAAATGCTCATTACTCGTACTGCCAACCTTGAATATTTAGGTAATACATCCATGGAGTTTGTGCTCCATGGTAATCTTGATTTGATGCTCCTGTTAATCCATGATCAGCACCTGTATAAGCAGTGCCATCATGAGTTAAGTGATCATATCTAAATCTTAATGTGAAATCACTAGTCATTCCTTTGAAATCCCATGCCTGAACCCAGTCAGTTCCACTAATCATGTAACGTCCATGTCCCATGGCACCACGGCAATAACCATATTGTCCACCATAGATCCAACCATTTCCATTTACTTCATAATACATGCGACTATATCCGCCACCCCAACTAGTTGAGTTATTTCTAATTGGCCAATGTACATGAGTGTCAAGTTCACATTTTGCTGGAATTGTGAATGTATTTGTAGTCCAACCAGTAGTCCAACTACCACTATAAGTGGTTGAATTTGGATTATTATCTCTTAAGAAAAAGGTTCTCTTAATGTTTCTTCTGTTACCAGGGGAGGGGAATTGCAACCCCTGCCCCGTCATTGTCAATGACATATGTTCAGACTCCTCTTAGTTCGTCAATCTCGTTCTTAAGGTCCTTGACTGCCTCAATAAGAACAGCAACAAGGTTTTGATATGCAACGGACTTAATACCGTTTGTTTCATCAATAACACATGGAACAACTTGCTCAACTTCTTCAGCAACAACACCAATTTGGTGCTTACCATTTGCCTTATAGTCAAACTCAACACCACGTAGATTCATTACTTTAGCAAGAGCATCAGTAATGGTTTCTACATTATCCTTGAGAGCGATGGAAGACTGTGCAGTAACAGTTCCAGTAACAATCAAGTTATTGGAGGTATTGAATGTTGCACAGAGCGAACCAGAAGTTGTGACTGTAATATCTCCACCATTAGCAGCAGTGATATTTGTAGATCCATTGGTAATTGCAGAAGCATCAACATTAAGTTGAGACCACTGAACACCACTACCAGTTGACTCTAGGTAGTAACCAGCAGAACCAGTGCTACTACCAGCAGTTAATGTTCCAGTAAGAACACCACCAGAGAGAGTTTTGTTAGTAAGTGTTTGTGTTGCATCTTCAGTTACAATTCCACCAGATCCAGAACCACCAACTTGTAGTCCAAGAACTTGAGTAGCACTTAGAACTTCTACGCCATTAATTCTGAGAACCTTACCGCTAGCAAGGTTGAGGTCTTCTGAAGAATTCCAAGAAGAGTTGCTTGCTTGCCATGCGAATGACTTGTCAACATCAGATCCAGCGAGTAGCGTTAAACCACCGCCGTCAGCAGTCTCATTTCTTGGACCGCCAGCAGAGAATGAAGCACCAGTAGCAGAACCAGTTCCTTGGAATGCCTGGTTAAGAGTTACTGTGGATCCTGAAATGCTTTGAACAATAGCACCTGCAGGAAGTGTTAGTGCTCCAGCACCACTAGTGATGTTAATAAGTACACCAGGAGCAAGATTTTCGGTATCACTTACATTTTGAATGGTGGTTTGTCCTGAGGACATATCACCAGTAAATGTACCAGTTGCAACCTTACCTAGAGTAATGTTACGATCCTTAGATTCAACTGTTACTGAAGCAACAGTTGTAGTTGCTCCCTGAACTGTTAGATCTCCACCAACTAAGAAGTTACCGTCAACACCAGAGAGGTTATCAACATAAGTCTTAACTGCTTTCTGTGTTGGAACTTTTTCATCACTATTTTGTGATAGAGTTCCATCAGTTGAGAATTCGTTAATTGATGCACCAAGTTGAGCACCAATAGAACCCAGTCTCAAGGATGATAGACCAGACAAGTCAAACGCGGAAGCATCCAGAGTTGCTTTACCAGTTGCCTGCTCAACCTTAAAGAACTTACCAACCGAGAAGTTACCATCTTGGTCCGTGGAGACGTAGTAAACACGACCTGGGCGATCCTCAATGGTCTCGTTAGCAGGTGTATTTGGTGATAGAGGTAGGAATGGCCAGTTAGTATTTGCCTTGCTTCCAGTACCAACGTCTAGGAAGTCGTGAGCAGTTAGACGACACTGTGAATAACGATAACGAATCTTCATGTCCTGAGGATTGGAAGCACCAACGGTCTTCTCATCCGCCAACTGCAGAATTGAAATACCAGTTGTATCTGGTGTTACCGCAGTAATCTTGAAGAATTCATTATCAATCTTGATATAGTCGGTGTTGCTGAAACCGATGTTTGCAGCACTAACACGAATATCAGAAGCAGCGTTTCCAAAGTCTTCAATAACTTCATCCTGAGCACTAACTTTTTGTGCTAGAATTTCAATTGTATCTCCAGCAGCGTGTGCTTGAGCAGTGGTTCCTTCTACCGCACGAGTTGCTTCAACTGATGTGGATGATGGGAAGGAAGCGACTTGGAACATCTCGTCGTTAATAACAAGATAACCACCAATAACCATTCCAGTAACACTGTTAACTGCAATAGTGTAAGGAGAACCTGCAGACTGAAGGATTGTTCCTTGTAGTGATGCAGTTTGACCTTGGTTTGCATATAGGTCAACTTGTGCTGTACCTAAGTGTGCGACTGGTGATGATCCTAGTTTTGCTCTAGAAGTTGTAATAGTACCTCTTCCATCTGGAGCAGAGTAACTTGAGTTAGAGATAACGAATGAACCTGGGTCATTATTAACTCCATCGTCAACCATCTCAACAGAACCACCTTGGTCAGGTGCTGCAGTTAGACCAGTAACAGTAAGTAGGAATCCTTTTTGACCAGTTACAGCATCTGTATTATTAACTAGGGTGACGAATGCACTTGATGATGCACCAGTAACAACTTCGTTTTGAACAAATGTTCCTTTAACTGGGAAGTAATAGATGTAATTAGATGCAGTTTGGTCACTGATTAGTTCACCAACTGCTCCAGATGTACCACCACTGATTCTCTCGCCAACTGTGAACGTACCGTTCTTTGCTTGCTGAGGATCAAGTTCTAATCTTAGACCCTTGACTTGACCATTGATAGTTGCTTCAGTATCGTCAAATCCTCTAGAGATAACACCGTACTTACCATACGAGGAGTTACCAGAAACAGCACGAATCTTACCACCTCTGGTTGTGCTGTATGAGATGTGAGCGTAGTATGTGAAGCAAGAAACAACCTCAGAAGAAGCGCCTCTCGTTACATAGAAACCAACACCACCATCTAGGATCTGGGTGTAAGCATCAAACACCATTGACTTATAAGATGGTGTTGCCGAATTATCAAAGTGTGCGTGAACCGCACCATCAATCATGATACCAACTGCTGCACCACCAATCGCAGTACAGTTTTGGATGTATGGCGACTTAGTAATTGGTGAATTAGGATCAAGTCTGAAGTAAACACCTTTGATTGTGGAGGTGTCCACATCTTGATCATTGCTAGTTGATGGGACAAATCCACTCATTCCTTCAAAGATCATGTCCTTAACGGTGGTATGAGAACCAACGTAGAACATGGTTGACTCTTGGTTTACGCGAGTCGTAGCAGCAGTAATTGCAATATAAGGTTCAACTTTGGAAGTTGCATTCATATTGGTATTACTGATTGCAGTAGTAACAATACCAACCAGAGTTGTAATTGCAGATGCAACCTGAGCACAATATGGAGAAGTAGAATCAGTTGTGACGTTTAGATCTTTAGTCTGAGTCTCCGTATTTCCTGCTGAGACCGTTACTGTCTCATTACGCATTACTTGAGTCGCAATGCTATCAATGTAGTTTAGAAGCGTTGTATCTTGAGTGTCGTTACCAGTAATGTTTGTACCACCGATGCGAGCATTGGCAAAGTCCCAAACTTTATTATTTTGACCTGCTTTAACGTTGTATGCAAGTGCGTCAATAAACGCCTGTAACTGAGTCTTAACGTCTGCTTCAACGCCAGCAACAGCACCCTCATTAGCAGCATGGCGATGATATGCTTCTGCAGCAATAAATGCTTTATTGCTTAGAATTAAGTCGTGAGCATCAGCGTGCTTATGACTTACAATGTCAACATAAAGATCTGATGTTGTCCATGCTCCACCAGTTTTAGAAACTAAGTGGATGTTTGTTGCATAGTCAGAATCTACAACTTTAGCAGTCTTAGTTCCATCAGCGTTAGAAACAGTATCACCAAATTTGAGGTGAGTTACACTTGAACCAAGGACAATCGCCTGCATATCGGAGTTCAGTCCGAATTCAGGTTTGATGATTGAAGTTCTTAGGTTATCACCAATAACAGAAACAAACTGAGGAATTTGAATTGGTAGTGTCTCTTCGTAGACACCTGCCTTTACATAGATTGTATGTGGATTAGATGCAGATGGAGCATCTGCACCAGTTTTTGCAGCGATGTAATCGCAAGCATGGCGTAGTGAAGCGAATGCTCTAGAAATGCTTCTACCATGGTTCGCATCGTTACCTTCTTTAGTAACGTAGTAAACAGGAGCAGTTGAGTTGTTAGTCTCCCATCTTGGTAGAAGTGGTGAACCACCAACTGTTAGAACCTGACCACTTGCCGCTGCTTGTTCCGCAGCAGTACCAGTAGATCCAGCAGGAAGTGCAATTCTGTTAATACCACCCGCAGATTGATATAGCAAGTCACCAACCTCTTGGAGCACCTGCGCTGCATTACCACCCTGGGACATATAGTTCCAGTAGTTACCTAGGGTATCTAATTCTGGTGCATTTGCTGCTCCAGTTGTATTAGAGGTTACGCAAACATAAGAGTTTGAGTTTCTGTTAACAACATCACCAAGTTGATAGTAAGTTGAGGATGACCATGCGCCAGTCCAATTAAATCCTTCAACAATTAGATCCCAGAATCTCGTATTAGTTGGTACTGGTGTGTATGTAATATTTCCACCAGTGCTTCCACCTGCAGTTTCTGTACCTGCGTAGGTTACCTGTACAGTTGTACATGAAGTTACTCTATGAGTTCCGTTATATCCACCAACACTAGCACCAGCAACAACGATTTCATCACCGACACCAAAAGGTGCAGTTCCTTGTGCAGTTTGGAAAATAATAGTTACTACCGAACCATCACCAGAAACAGAACCAACGTTAAAAGTCTCATTGTTGGTTGTAACTTTACAGGAATATGAATTACCACCGTATCTTACGACATTACCAGGCTCATAAACTTCCGATGTAGTATATTCACCCTGTGCGGAGAATCCAGTTGAAATTACTGCCCATGCAGTTCCGTCTGTGTTAGGAGCAATTCCTGTAGAATTTTGAAGTGCGATATAAGAGTAACCGCCAAATGTTACAACGTCGCCTAACTGATAAGCAGTTGTGTTGACGTAAGTATCTTCAAATTTTAGACCTTCGGCGTAAAGTGACCACTTGGTAAAGTCAATGTTGGCAGATGACGTGTGACCTTCAATACAACGATATTGCGAGTTTCCGTACTTTACAACATCATTAATCTTGTAATACGTATTGAGGTTCTGTCCTTGCTGTCCAGTTCCACCTTGCCATTCTCCTCTATGGCGAAGACCTTCTGTATGGATATCCCAATTACTTAGATCTCCATAAAAAGAAGCTTCCGCAGCTGCGGAGGTGTGATTGGTAGTACAAACATAGGAGTTTGCACCAAACTTGACAATATCGTCAATGACATAAGCTGTGGACGCGACCCAATCACCGCGCCACTTAAACTTCAGTCTGCCGAGTCTAAAATCTGCCATTTTTTAAATCCTTACTTAGGTCCTTGGGTAGTATGATCATATGATTTATTTAGTCTTGCGACTAAGTAACCATCATCGTCAATGAAATATGTCAAGCGTCTGAAATCAAACCTGAACTGTTGATATTTATCATCTGGATCATTAGTATATTCTCTAGCTACTCCTGGAGTAGCATCAACATACTCAGTTCCTTGAAGAAAATCTGTATATTCTTCACCATCAGTTCTGTGAAAATCAAATACTGCGTCTTCTGTGGATCTTGCCACGGTATAATACAACATACCGTCTTTATCTCTTCTCAGAGCATGAACGGTAAAATCATTTGATTGTGCAACAATTTGACTAGATGCTGCTGTGCTTGCGCTGAGATATAAACTCATGCTAGGATCCTCCAGTAAGTTCCATCCCAAATAAACTGAACATACAGTCCAGCAACATCAAGAATAAATTCTGAATCAATATTTCCAAATTTATTCAAAAACTGCTGCCCACCACTTGTTGTTAACGTAACATTATTTATAGCCCAGGTTGCTTTAAAATCAACCAGTTCTAACATGTCACCAACATGTGGAATTGCACCTGCAGATTCATATGGCATGTTTAAAGTTAATGCGGAAGCAGAAGTATCAACTAACCATCTGAGTCCACATGATAAACTTCCATTGGCATTAACAACTTCCCATCTCGCACGTTGGAGTTCAAATCCTCCAATGTCAGTACCATCATGTACAACTGCTGTCTTTTTATCGGTATCAACCGTAATTTCAGCAACCGCTCCAGTAAACAGAGCGTGTTCGGGAGTTGTGCCTTTTCTAAACTGTACCTGAGTGGTCATTGTTTACGCACACTTTTTCTCAAAAGTATTTATCTAATTAGATTATCCAGACATAAACACGGGAAGGCTGGAATAGTTGTACTTGTACAAGTGCAATTCCAGAAAGTTTGAGTGAACCAGAACCTTGATAACCAGTTCTAATGAATGCTTCATCAACGTTGTTGATTGCAAACAGGGTTCCTGTACTCTGATATGCACGGGAACGAATATCAACGGAGTCACCAGTAACATCAATGTTAACGAATGGTTGCTCTGCAAATGTGAGGAGAGGATCGCCGCTTGTTCCAGTGAAGGTAAACTTGCCTGCGGTTCCAAGTTCTCTGAATGTTGTTCTCTCCGCAATGCGTTCTCCTGTAAAGGAGAAGAGCATATCTCTTTCTGTTGGATTGAAAGTAAGAGATTCCGCTGCACCAGATAGTTTTCTGAGTGTACCAAATCCAACAAAGTCTCTCGCTCTGGTAAACTTGGTATCTCCAGTAACTGGAATTGTTCCTTCGCCCTGATGAGCAAGAGTGAGAAGAACACTGGACTCGCCAGATACCTTGAGAGTTCCACCCTGACTGATTTCTCTGGAAGTTCTCTTCTCGGAGATTCTTTCTCCAGTGAAGGAGAAGAGCATCTGTCTTTCTTCTGGGTTGAACGAGACAGATTCTGCAGCACCAGATAGTTTTCTGAGAGAACCAGATCCAACATATACTGCAGATCTCTTGTTCTCGGAATCTCCAACAACCTTGAATAGTGCTTGTTCTGTTGGTGGAACTGCGCCAACTGCTTCCGCCCCACCAGAGAATGCGAATAGTGAACCAGAACCAAAGTGCCTTTGAGATACCAATACATAAGCATCTCCAGAAAGTGCAACCTGAACTTCTGGTTGCTCTGCAAATGTGAGAGATGGATCTCCAGCAGTACCAGTAATAGTGATAACTCCACCTTGACTGATTTCTCTGGAAGTTCTCTTCTCTGCAATCCTCTCTCCAGTGAAGGAGAAGAGCATTTGTCTTTCTTCTGGATTGAAAGTAACTGCCTCTGCAGAACCACCAATGTTGAAGATATTACCAAATCCAACGTTGTTGATGAGTAGTTTGTTAAATGACTCACCAAATACAGAGACAGTTCCAGATCCTTCATATACACGAGATCTAATGAAGGCACCATCACCAGCAATATCAACTTCAATTTGCTTGGTCTCGGCAACACCGAAGGACTCAACTACCTCACCAGTGAAGGAGAATAGTAGTTGTCTTTCATCTGGGTTGAAGGTGATAGATTCAGCAGCACCACCAATATTGAAGATATTACCAAATCCAACGTTGTTAGGTACATAACGAATACCGACTTCGCCGTTGATTCTGAGATCTGCGAGTAGAGTAGGTGCATATGCAACTCTCTCTGCTCCACCACTGAATGCGAATAGATTGCCCTCGCCAACATGAGTTGCAGATGTTCTTTCTGTAGATTCTCCAGTAAAGGAGAACAGCATCTGCTTCTCGTCTGGATTGACAGTGAGAGATTCTGCTGCACCAGAGAATTTCCTGAACGTACCAGAACCAAAGTATACTGGAGAGTAAACTGCAACTGCTTCGCCAAATACTCTGACTGTGCCAGAACCATTCCAATTTGGTTGGAAGTCGTAAGTCTGGAAGTCGCTGAGTGAACCTCTGCGAATTCTGATTGGTGTGTCCACACCGAAGTAAGATTCGGTATGTTTGTTGGTAGATGCTCCAGTAAACGAGAAGAGCATTTGCTTCTCGTCTGGGTTGAATGTAATAGACTCTGCAGCACCAGATAGTTTTCTGAGTGAACCAGATCCAATAAAGTCTCTTGCCCTTGGAGTTTCTGCATCTCCAAATACAGAGATAACACCAAATGGTTGCTCTGCGAAGGTGAGAATTTGAGGAGTTGTATCTCCAGAAAGTTTGATCTCGGTTCCTTCTTCTGGAGGATTCGCGATAAACGCTTCTGTAAGTTCTCCAGTAAACTTGAATAGTGGTGCTTCTTCTGGTGGATTGAATACAACTGCTTCTGCAGCACCATTGAGTGCAAATAGTGAACCAGAACCAATATGCTGTGGAGTAAAGCGATCTCTTGCATCTCCAAGAACAGAGATTGTTCCGAATAGTTCCTCTGCAAATGTAAGGATTTCTGGTGAAGTTGTACCAGAAAGTTTTGCAATTCCAGATCCAATATATGGTGCTGGAGTAAAGGACTCTGCAAGAGTTCCAGTAAAGGAGAACAATAATTGTCTCTCTTCGGGATTTGCAGTAAAGGATTCTGCTGCTCCAGATAGTGCAAATAGTGAACCAGAACCAATATGATTTGGAACAAATGCATTTGCAGAAATACCACCAATTCTGATATCAACTTCTGGTTGTTCAGCAAAAGTGAGAAGTTCTGAAGATCCACTGAAGGCAAAGAGATTACCATCACCAACATATTCTGTGGTAAAGGATTCTGATAGGTCTCCAACAAATCTGAATAGTGGTGCTTCTTCTGGTGGGTTAGCAATAAAGGACTCAATTGCTGTACCATCAATACTGATGACACCATCTGTAAATGGATGTACGGTCCTTGCCTGATCAACGTCTTGTGTGACACGGATGACACCAGAACCAGGATGAAGAAGACTGAATAGAGTTGTTGCAGCACCCTTCGTAGTGAAGAGAAGTTGTTCTTCGTCTGGTGACCATCTGACGGTTTCTGCAGCACCACTGAATGCTGCAATGGTTCCACCTTCGGAAGGATGTAATAGACTGAACAGCGTTGTTGCTGCACCTTGAATTGTAAATCCACCCTCAACAATATATGGAGGTGTGAAGAATACGTCAGTCTCACCACTGAGTCTAATAATTCCACCCAGTGCATTAGTTCCAACAGTATTACGTAAGAATCTATGCTCTGCGTTATTACCAATCGTTCCAAGAGAACCGAATGGGCAGTTAATGCCAGTTCCCTCAAGAATATGACCGTAATCAATACGAGCACCAGTGAGATCCTTAAGGATATCTCCGTAGTTCTGTTTGTCTGTTGGTACAGAAAGTTGTGGTGGAACTTCGTAAGTAACACCAGGAGCAATCTGTAGTACAGTTCCAACAGCAACTTTGGTACATCCAGTTGCTGCTGTAGTATTTGTTGTTACTGTGCCACCATTGATTGTGACACATGCAACTGCGTTACGATCAACAATAAGACCATAATCAAGTTCAGGTTGATCAAAGCAGAGACCTAGACTGTATACCTCTGTGTGTTTCTCGTGAGACTCTTCCAGACTGAGCCACTTGAGTTGTGTACAACCAAGTTGAGTATGAGAAGAGTAGAAGCTTGTATCTCCAAGATTGATGTATGGAGAACATAGTTGATAATCTTGCAGTGTAAATGCTGCAAGTTCCGAGAGTTCGTAAGTTTCTGGTTTTCTTGCATGTAGTTTGATAGTACCACTTGCATTCCAGGAGAATGTATTTCTTTCGTCTCCACCAGCAAACGAGAATAGAGTTCCAGAGGAAAACTCGCTGTATACGAGAAGAGGTGGTTCTGCGGATCCAGTAAACTTGAGAAGTGGAGTTTCTTCTGGTGGATTGAATGTTGCAGATTCTGCTGCACCACCAATACCGAAGAGATTTCCTTCGTTGATAGTAACTGCAGTAATACCAACAGTAGGTGTACCACTGATCTTGAATAGATCTGTAGATACTTCCGAGAATCCAACAGTCTCTGCTGCACCACCAAGTTTCTTGATATTTCCACTACCAAGTTCTCTCGCATCAAGTGGTACATAAGCATCACCACTAAGTTTGATGAATCCTTCACCAACCCAACTTGGTGTAAACTGAACATCTGCAACACCTTCAATTTCAATATTGCCATACTTACATCCAGGTTGACCATCGGCAATTGTTCCGAGGATCCAACCATAATCATGTAGAGGTGCTGCATTTTTGGTAACAGATCCATAATCCTCAAAGTATTGAGGAGTGGATAGTTGATTTGGTACAGTGTAAGATGCACCAGGAGCAATGGTTACTGTTGCACCAGTTGCAACTTGGATTGCTCCTGAAGGTCCAGTTGTTGGAGTGGAGATTGTTGTTGTTCCAATCTGCGTAACTGCAAGATTGTTTCTATCAACAATAAGACCGTAATCAAGGTATCTGTATTCAACAATAGAACTACAGCTGTAATCATATACTCTTGCTTCCTCAAGATTATTGAATCCGAAGAGGTCGCCAGAACCAGAGTAACTGAATACTGATTTCTCAACAGCAGTTTGAAGTGTGAATAGAACACCTTCTCCAAAATGATCTGGTGAATATTTTTCTGTGAGAGTTCCAGTAAAGGAGAATAGAATCTGTCTTTCTTCTGGATTGAAAGTGATAGACTCTGAGGCACCAGAAAGTTTCTTGAGTGAACCAGATCCAACGTGTAGTAGAGAAGCAACAACTGTTGAATTCCCACCAATTTTGAACAATCCTTCGGTTGGTTCTGTAACAAGAGTAGTATCTGCTGCACCACCAAGTGCTCTAAATCCACCTTCCGATACAATGCTAACATCAAGAGGAGGAACAGTCTCAATGTTTGCAATCTTAATAACACCACTACCGTTCCAGTTAGGTGTAAACTTATCAGTAGCACCAGTGTCTGTTCTGAATTTGAACAGACCATTAGGCATTATATTGCTAGTGATCAGAATATGACCGTAATCATGTAATGGTGCGGCAGTCTTTGCTACATCACCATTATCAATAAACTTGGTCGCTGCATTAATTCCACGAGCAGTTCTAAATGACTGACCAGGAGCAATACTTGCTGTACCATTTACAGAGACAATACATCCCGTTGCATTTCCTGATACAGCACCAGTAATTGTTTGTGTAGTTGTACATACGTCAAGTACACCATGATCAACTTTCTCAAAGTAGTTGATTGATTCTTCGGTGTATACCTCAGTATGCTTCTCGTGAGAGAATTCTTTTGTTAAATGTCTTAGTTGGACGCTACCAATATTGGTATGTCCTTCATAGAATTCAATCTGACCCAGCGGTAGATTTGCATCCAGACCAGGATGAATTCCAAGAGTGTAATTTGCAAGTTCTGATAATCTATATTCTTCTGGTTTTCTTGCCAGAATATTGATAGTTCCAGAACCTTGATAACTGAATATAGACTTCTCTGTTGCACTAGAGAAGTTGAATAGATTTCCTTCTGTATCGTATGCGTGCTGACGCAATACATATGCATCACCAATAACATCAAATAGAGTCTTGCGGGTATCAGCAGATACTCTTAGAGAAACATTTCTAAGACCCCAGTTATCTACTCCACCACCATTGTGGTTAAACTGTACCGCTCTAATGTATACATAACCACCATTCGTATTTCTTACCGTCTGTGATGGGGTTATTGAATATGTCTTTAACTTATCAAAACTGGAGTCACTAGCAAGTATAGATCCAATTGTAGACCAAGCAGATCCTGTCCAATACTGGAAGTATAGATGCTCATTGGAATCTGGTCTCTCTCCACCATTAGACCAGTTTCCTCTAATGACTTCAAAGTCAATAGATTCGTAATTACTTACATCAACTTGGAACCAAACGTATCTGTCTACGCCTGTGTTTCCACCACTAAATCTATAATGTCTACCAATGTTAAATCCGCCATTGCTGCTGGTGCCATTTCCACCATTGGTTATGGAAACATTAGTTATATTTCTATTGTAATTTGCCAGATCATCTGGTGTAATTACTAGGTCAAGAATCTCCTCTCCTAGAGGATATACCTTAGTTCTTGACTCGGACTTGAGACCATTGCTGAAGAGATGTCCACTTCCAGATGTAATAGCAGTAATTCCAATGGCACTGTCACCATGAACGGAGGGTCCTCCCCTGCCATTGACGACAGGAGAGAACGCAGGATCCGACTTTCCAAATATTCGGACCTTACCATCAGTAATCCAATTATAGAAGGCAGGAGATTGCTCCTTACCAAACAGTCCTAAATTACCTGATCCTTGATATGCCTGTGTCGCTTTCCACGAAGCGCCATCTACTAGCTTAACAAATCCGAAGGACTCAACATTAGTGACATAATAAATTCTACCGTAATCTTCTAGAGTACGGTTCTTCTCTGTAATACTTCCGCTGTCAATTGATGCGGTATGATTTACGGTTATTAAACCGTAATCAAGTTCAACATACCTATCAATAATGCTTGGTTCATAACAATATGATACACTCTCTTCACTTGAAATAAAACCAAATAGACCTCTTGCGTCTGCTTTGGTGAAACTTTGAATCTGTCTAGTTGCAAGGCTGCTTAAAGTGAAGCTGGAATACTGTCCAACTGTTTGTGATTCTATTCCCGATATGAAAGAGAATACAGCCATACACTACAGAAGCATAAAAAATGGGGATTGCGAATTGCAACCCCCACAGAAAGAAGAATAAAGATTGGGTCTGAAGTATATAGTATCAGTCCAAGCTTACATTTAGAGTAACTTTGATCTGGTCACCGTTGTTTTGAATAGCGTATGGACCATTCGTGAATCTTTCAGCGAAGAAGATGCTGCTGTGTAGAGTTACATCACCAGTACCATCCAATGCAGGAGTGGTAGTGAAGGTTGATGATGAAGGAGTTTCAAACACAGTGTAGTGTGCTGCAGTGCAGCTGCTGGTGCTACCTTGTGCGATGTAGATAACGTCGCCAGGATTTAGACCATGATCAACTGCAGAACCACCAGGATCGGTTGTAACAACAGAGAAATCATATAGAACTGAATCGTTACCGTTTGATACCTGAATGTTATCAACTAGTTGGTTGCTGAGGTAAACGCGAGGACCAATCTCACCAGTGAGAGTCTCATAGTCAATACCAACAATAGTTGTGTTAGCAGCAATACCATTTGGAGTTGCAGTCTGAGAAACTCTCATACCAACGGTGAGGTTTTCTGCAACGTTAACTTTGAATGTTGCTGTACCAGAAGCAGCACCTGTGAGTGCTTTGTCTAGGTAAACAGTTGTGCCTTGAATACCAACTACACGAGTTTCAGCAGCAAGACCAGTACCAGAAACTCTTTGACCAGCAGCGATATTTGTTGCGTTGTCAACAGCAATTTCAAATGTACCAGAAACACCAGCAGTGATAGTTGGAGTTAGATCAACGTCAAGGAGGTTGAGGTAATCAGCACCGATAACACCCTTACAACCAGTCTTGGTAATCTGAGTACCAGCAGCAACGGAACCACCATCTAGAACACCGTGAAGTGTTACAGGCATGTTGTTTGCACGTGCTAGGTAGTAACCATAGACGCTACCAGCAGCAGAAGTGAAGGTGAAAACTTGCTCAGGGTAAGAAGCGGTAGTTCTACCTCTACCGAAGGAAACTGCTGTTCCTGCGTTTGCGGTAGCGGTAAGTTGTTGACTGATCTCAATGTCAAGACCTTGGATATCAACTACATAGGTGTTTGCAGGAATACCAGCGCCTTCAGCGTAGTCTCCCTTTTTGATGTCAGTTGCGTCAGCAACAGTGATAGAATAAGTTGCGTTAGTACCAGCAAAAGTAGTTGTAGCAACTGGGTTAACAGTAGTAGCGATACTCCAACGGTTACCATTTAGAAGGATGCCATACTGCTGACCGAAGTTCTGATCTTCCTCGGTTCTGTTGTCTACACAGAGAGGATAACCAGTAGTTGGTGCAGCACCATAACCTAGGTTATTGGTTGCATCATATGGCTCGTAATACTTCTCACTGCCAGCTGTCGCAGAAGGGACATCCGATTCAGCAGGAGTTGTATCGCTGGTGTATAGTTTTAGAACTAAGTTCCTGGGAATCTTATGAGTCGCATTTAGTAGTGTACGTAGCGAATCAATTTCACCCTGGTCTGTGACTAGAAGTGCCATCTAAGTGTGCTCCTTGAGTTTCTTACCTATGATAATGTTATTTATACAAATATTAGAGTGCGAGTTTCATTGAAATCACACACCTCTGTATATTTATAGCGTAGACAACTTCAAATTGCATAATGTCTCCCGCGTTGAGAGTCTTATTCCAAGTTGAAATTGTGGTGTTTGTATTCTTTCTCGCAACTGCTCCAGTGTTAATATCACCTAGTTGTGGTCTCTCTGTACCACAGATAGAAGAGAAATTAGGGAAGTTTGCGAAGTCTACTTTCTTGATATCAAATTGAACCTGACCATCTTGATCACCGATTACAGTCCAAGATTGAATTTCACCAGTAACGTCAAGAGTCATCTCACCTTTGATACCAGCAGACATTGGTGCAGACCCAGCATCAACAACAAAATTAATTGTTCTTGTTAGGTCTGCAGTTGTGGAGAGTCCTACAACATATACTGTATCACCTGCAACAGGTGCATTAGTAAAGATTAAGTTTGTGCCACTGGTACTATAATCAATACCAGGAACTTGTACAAGTCCGTTGATGGCAACAATTAACTGTTGATCATTGACTGGAGTATATGCATCTCCTGCCTGATCAATTAGTGGGTAACCAGTTGTCGTCCCATCAAATACCCAGTTAGTGGTATTGAGAATCTCGTTACCATACTGTAGATACTTACTAGGAATCTCATAGTTAACACCAACGTTGTACTTCTGCTGTGGTTCAGAAAGTACATTGTAGTTTGACGACTTAACTGAGACGTTATAGTTAGGC